GCAAATCCGCCGCGTATGAGCTGGCACGTCGAAAAAGACGGTGTTATCATCGCGAAAGGAAATGGAGTGGCAAAATTCTCAAGACTTCAATATTTCGATAAAGAAGAGGCAGAGAAATCACTGGAGAAATACGAAAAAGGATCATATCTCTATGAAGAAGTAGAAAAGAAACTGAAGTTATACAAGAACTTCCTTACATTCATAAACAAAATTGATACTGCTGCCGGATCAATGCTTGCAAAAAACGGTAAAGGTTTTGTATATGAAAACGTTGTTGAAACAAAATATAAAACTGAAAATAAAGCTGTAGAGTGTGCCGGAAGCTTTAAAGAAGGTCAGTGTTTCATAGTAAAAAGATCCTTAACTGGTGGAGTTTATAAAGGTTACGTTTATAGAATACATGAAAATGATTCATACTTTACAGCTTACAGACTTGACAAAAAGCTGAAGAAAGAACTCACCGGAAGAGCTAATCCAGGTAACAGCTTCGGTTATATGAGCGGGAGATATCTGGAAAGAATTAAGAAGTTTTTTGATGAAGGTATTCTTGCATATTGCGAGATCCAGGAAGTGAAAACCCCGTATGAGGTTACTAAATGTGTTAAAAAGGCAATTTGATAAAAGAAATAATTATAAGGAGGAAAGGTGGGATTAATTTCCCACCACATAAAAATCATGAAAAGAGAATCTGCAAGTAAATTATTCTATATCTGTTCTGCTGGTTGTGGAATTTTAGCGTTTTTGTTTATCTGGTTTTGTGCCGGATCTTCCGACTATTGGACATTAGTGGAACAAACAGAAGTTCCCGGAAACCTTGATACAAAATATGTAATTATGGCAGCTATCTTCACTTTAGCGTCAATTTCTTTTTGTACGATAGGCAATAGAATCAAATACTATTTACCAGTCGTTAAATCACCTAGACGAATCTATTATGACGATTTAATCTTAGAAGAAATAAATAACAACAGACGGTTTGAAATGCAGGTATGCGACTTTATAAACATGTTTCAGAAGGGCGTATATGGCGATTTAAGCGCACAGAATGAGAAAGCTAATAAAAAGTATAGGGAAGCCGGAAAAGGGCGTTTAATTGGTAAATATCATTCTACGCAAGGTATTGTTAAGATTATTACTAACACAGATCAGACAAAAATGGAAGTAACATTTTTAAATACTATTTACAAGGTAGCATAGGAGGTAAATATGAGAACAAACAAAAAGGAAAGAAAAGAAAATGCAAACAAATTTTATAATAGTTTTATTAACGGAAATTGCAAAAATGCGGCGATTGTTGTAAAAAGATTTGATAGTAGTAGTAATCCTAATATTAATAGGTGTCAGTTTTTGGCGGTTGCATCTCCATTGGCGTTCATGGAAAAACCATTAGTTATTGCAGAATCGGTTATTGGAATAACCGGATGTTTCATTGAATTGCTTGACAATATCAAGCCAGGAGTGCAGAAAATGTATTATGACGATGGTTTTAATGATTGGTTAGAAAAGACCTATAATTTCAGGATTACATACAAAGATGGTTTAGTCTTTATGTTAGAGAGGAAATAGGATCAATGTATTTGGGAAAATATAAGGGGCTTCCGATTTACTGGAAGAGTGAAAATAAGAAATGTATCATTGTATATGAGCAGTTCGCATTTACAAGAAAG